CCAAATTCAGATTTATGCAGCATTACAAAACAAAATAACAGATCAAGAAAAATTAAGATTATCTTTACAACTTGCATTACTTCAAGAGAATGCTTCAGAGGCTTCCAAGTTAGCAACAGAGTTAGTAAAGTCTCAATTACAAACCACTAATCTTGCTGAGGCTATTGCCAAACTTCCAAAAGCATTGTATCCGTTTGAGGGTTGGTCTAAAGATATTGACAATTTAATCGCACAAATTCTTTTAATGATCAAATTGTTGTCTCAAATGGGAACTACTTCAACAGGGCAAGGGGTCAACTCACCTTCAGCATTACCTAACATTGCTGCGCCGTTTGTAAAAGATGGCGTAAATTTTGCAGTTATTAACCCTCAAAATAAAATGAGTGCTTCAGAACTTGCTAAGTTACAAAGTAAGCCGGCGACCATTGCGCAAAGTGAGGCAATTATGGCGGCAATGAGTTACCGTATGCAAGCCCAAGCCGAAGCCTATAACCTTTCTCAAGGATTAAACAGGGATGGAACTACCATTATCAATGTTAACGGTGCCACCCAAGGACTATTAGATGAGTTAAGAAATGGACTAATTAACTCGTCCGCTTCAGGTTCATTCTCATCAATCAACCCATTCAGATAATATGACTTTACCTGTACTTGATGTCAGTCTAAATTTCTCGTCCGGCGCTACCTTCGGAAACGCTTTCACCTTGGGAGACCCTGTTAATGGTGTTCTAGGTACTGGCATTTTATCCGATTCGTCTGCACCTGCCTTAGTTTTAAACTTAACCGATGTAACCCGAAGCATAAGCATTAGGCGTGGGCGAAACATTAACCGCGATACTTATGAAGCCGGTACTTGCACCATTCGTATTTATGACCCAACAGGTAGGTTTAATCCTCAAAACCCAAGTTCAGATTTATTTGGCTTTTTAACGCCATTGCGTAAATTAAGAATATCCGCCGAGTATTTAGGAACAACTCATTATTTGTTTAGTGGTTACACCACCGACTATGTTTATACATACGATCAGGCAGAAAATGTTTCCTATGTTGACATAAGTGCAAGCGACGCCTTCCGATTGTTTGCAATGGCAACATTAACAACAGTTACAGGACAGGCAGCCGGACAGGATACCGGTACGCGTATTGATAAGATTCTCGACACCGTAGATTTTCCGGCAAGCATGAGGACATTGGATACAGGCAACTCTTTGACTCAGGCTGACCCTGCAACAAGTAGAACAGCCTTGGCAACCCTGAAAAATTGTGAGACTTCAGAACAAGGGGCATTCTTTGTTAGTCCTGAGGGAAATGCAATCTTTAAGAACCGAGCCAATACCATTTCCTCAGCCGGTGGAACTCCAATTCAGTTTAATCAGACCGGTGGCATACCTTACAAAAACTTGATTTTTGCTTTTGATGACAAACTTATTGTGAACCAGTCAACTGTTACTAGGGTGGGCGGTTCACCTCAAACTTATATTGACGCCGTTTCGGTCGCCGAGTATTTCCCCCATGTTGTTTCTTTTAGTGATTTAGTAGTTCAGACCGACGCTGAGGCAGCGAACATTGCGGCAATCTATGTGGCAACAAGATCGACGACAACTATTCGGATTGATCAAATGAGTGTTGACCTTTATGACCCATTAGTGCCAAACGGAACAATGCTGGACTTGGACTACTTCGACAATGTAAACATTTCCAACATACAGCCAAACGGTTCAACCATTGTCAAGAATTTACAGATTCAAGGGGTTAACTGGGAAATCACTCCGAATGCTTGGGTTGGAAACTTTATTACCCTTGAGCCAATAACAGATGGATTTATAATCGGAAACAGTACCTATGGCATAATAGGTGAGGACATTTTGTCCTATTAAGGTATAATTAGACACTAAGGAGAAATAAAAAATGGCAATAGGCTTTCCAGTAAAAGCAGACTACGCGACAGGTGATGTCCTTAGTGCTGCCAATATGAACGACCTTTCAGGGTCGGTTAATCTATTAGAATCAGCGCAATATGCGGCTGGTAAGAATAAGATTATTAATGGTGATTTTAATATAAATCAGAGAGCATTTAGTAGCACTACTAGCAGCGGCGTTTTTATGTATGATCGTTATCAAAGTAGAGCCGATACAGGAACAAGTACTTTTACTGCCCAAACTTTTACTCCTGGAACTGCGCCAGTTGCAGGTTACGAATCAACTAATTTTTTAAGGATTGACTCAACTGGACAAACTGCTACCAATGCAAGAACCGCATTTTTTCAACTGATTGAAAATGTTAGAACATTTGCAGGAGAAACAGTAACTTTTTCTTTTTGGGCTAAAGCAAGTTCGGGAACTCCAAGTATTGCCGCTTTTATGAATCAAAATTTTGGTTCAGGTGGCAGTACCACAGTAAATATTAACGGTCAGAAAACCGCTATAACAACATCTTGGGCTAGGTATTCTTTTACCTTTTCAGTACCTTCAATAAGTGGAAAGACTATTGGAGCAGGATCATATTTAGGAGCCTGGATATTTACTTCTGCTGGTTCTGATTACAATACACAAACTAATTCTTTGGGTATTCAAACAACAACCATAGATGTATGGGGCGTACAGGTTGAAGAAGGTTCAGTTGCATCCGCCTTCCAAACTGCAACTGGCACAATTCAAGGCGAGTTAGCCGCTTGTCAAAGGTATTATTTTAGAACAACTGCAACAGCACAATATCAACCATTTGGCGGTTTTGCTTTGAGCGAATCAACTTCACAATGTTTAACAATGTTTACATTTCCAGTAACAATGAGAGTTAGACCAACTACTTTAGATTCCGCTTCGGTAAGATTTTATGATGTTGTGTCTGCTACTGCATATTCTGGTGGAACTCTCACTTTGGCTGATTCAACGCCAAATATAGGAATGACCCGATATACTCATACAAGTAGCCCATTTACATTAGGTCGTATGATGATTACTAATACTGATTCCGCTACTGGTTTTTATGGCTTTAGCGCAGAGTTGTAAGGAGATATTATGGATAATGTAACATTTATTGAAGTAACAAATACACTTAAAGATGTAGTTGAAACCCACGCCATTATTGACAGAGGCAATGGGGAATATACCTCAATGCTGAAATCTACTTATGATGAAATGATTGCGGCACAATCCACCCCGATTGTAACTGAGGATGAGTAAGAAACCTTGGTTGTCTAAAGCCGCCGAGCAATTTAGGGAACAGGTAAATGATAGTTTCCCAAATCGTGCCAAGCGTCTTGATGGATGGATTGGTGATCTGCGTCACTCAAATAGAGTTAGTCAACACAATCCCAACGAGCAGGGCGAGGTCTGTGCATTGGACATTGACGCTGGCTTATCTGAGGAACAAGGAATTGCAATCTATTTGGCAGATCAAATTCGACTTGCAGCAAAACAAGGTGATCGACGCATTCTTTATTTAATCTTTATGGGCAAGATTTGTTCTGCTAAATCCTTTTGGCGTTGGGTCAAATATCGCGGTTTAAATCCCCATATGAAACACATACATATTTCATTCAAAGAAAACCAAAATGGCAAACCTTTTAATATACCACTACTAGGGGGAACAAATGAAGTTATCAAAAAAGCATAAGGCTGCAATCAAGTCTTATTTAAGAGCGGTTATCGCTTCCGGAATAACTGTTGCGCTTGCGATTGTCGCTGACATCCATCCGGCATATGCAACACTCTTAGGCGCTATCGTCGCCCCTATTGCTAAAGCCGTTGACCCTTCCTCAGGTACTGAGGTTGACTACGGAATTAATGCGAAATAATGGACGCCGCTTCATGGGGTGGTTTAGCCGCCGCCGTCTCCGCCGTATTAACAAGTTTCTTTTTGGGTCTCCGTTATCTTATTAAAGGATGGTTGTGGACTCTAACCCCTAATGCTGGAAGTTCTCTTGCTGATCGCCTAGCAAGAATTGAAACTCGCCAAGAGGAATTACTGAGGATTGTCACCGATAGAAAGTAAACTGTACCTATGGCTCAAAAGAAAAAAAGAAAGATCACTCGCCGTAAAGGTAAGTATCAGCATGAGCAGGTTCTTACTCGTTTAGATAGTTACGCAATAAGCGTTCGTGAGTATTACTTGAGCCTAAGACGAGCAGGGTTTCCAGTAGATCAGGCAATGGGTATGTGTGATAAAAATACTTTCCCTGATTGGTTAACACCAACGACACCGGAGTTCAATCCTGTTAATCCTGACCATGACCCCTACGAGGACGAGGACTAAATTAAGCGAATTGTTCTGATCTCAGACCTTCAAATTCCATACCATGACCCAATTGCAGTTAGAAACCTTGCACGATTTATTGCAAGATGGAAGCCTCATCAAGTCGCAACGGTCGGAGACGAAATTGACCTCCCTCAATTATCTAAATGGGAAAGAGGATTGGCGGGTGAGTTTGCTGGCACACTTGACCGAGATCGCAAACTTACTCAAAAGATATTAGAACAACTTCAGGTAACTGACATGGTCAGGTCTAACCATACAGACCGATTATGGAACTCAATCAAAACTAGGTTGCCCGCTTTTGGTGCACTACCTGAATTAAGGTTTGAAAATTGGCTAGGGCTTGACTCCCTTGGAATTAAATTTTGGCGTAAACCTATGCCTA